AACCAAAAAAAGATTTAATAAAAAATTACACAGAACAAGAAATAAAAAAAATATTTGAAAAAGGTAAAATAAAACTAGGTAACAATACTAATTCTAGTTTTTATATGCCAACAAGTGGAGACATAAACAATGAAAATAGATCAATAATAAATAATTCTTATTTTGAATATCTTATTTTTGATAAAGATTCATTAATTGACCAATCTAATAAAGTCTATATGATGATCCCATCATGTGGAGGTATACCTTTTAATCAGGCAAATTACGAATGTTTTACAATAGATAAAAAATTAAATCAAGAAGTAAAAGATAATAGTTCCATATATAATGGTACAATAAGAAGTTTTTGGGGATGCTCTCAATTTGGTTATTTTGATAATAATTCTTTAAAAAAACCAAGCATTTTTGAAGAACTTAATTATTTGGGTACCGATTACCAATCTGTAACACAAATTTTTTCTGCGTTTGACAAATCAAAATTAGATGATTTTGAATCATTATTTTTACAATTCTGTGAACCAAACCCAATCACGACAAATTCAATTATACAAAACGAAAATACAATTGAAAAAACAAGAAATTCAGGACTTAAACAATTAAAATTTGTTTTAAAGGATTTATTTACCATTAAAGAAAGTGAACTAACACTTTCAAACCAACAAAATAATGATGGGGAACTTTTGGCACAAAAACAAGTATTTAACCTAACTCAAAAAATAAAAACGTTTTCTAAATATGATTTAATACTAAAAATAGGTAATTCCGGACAATTTGATAGAAGACTCTTTGGTAGTCTAGCAAATAATACCTCATTAAAACCACAAAATCCAATAGTACCGATTGGAAATGGTTATAAAAAAGGAACACTTCCAGGTGACGGAACATCTGTAAATCTATTGCAAAGTAAAGTATCAAATAAAGATGCATGGGAATCATTATATTTAAATGTTGGTTTTTATGTTAAAGACATTTCTTTTGAAGGCGTTGAATACTCAACATATACCGATACAGGATCAACAATTTTTGACTTTTTTATTGATAACAATATTGAGTTTAATAAAAGTAACGTTGAGGTTTATTCTAAATTAATAAAAATATATTCAACACAAAAAAATAAAAAACTCCTTAATAATGAAACTTATGGTAACACTGAGTTTATAAGTGAGTTAGAAACTTTTTTATTAGAAAAAAATAAAATATTAGATGATAGTGTTGTAGAAGTTTTTACTTATTTAAATAAAAATTTACCGACAGTTACTGTAAATAATAAAAACACAAAATCAACATTAGATGGTAACGTATCTAAATTAAGTATATATAATACATTTCAAGCATTTAACGACAAATGGATTGCTGGGAGTGATTTAACAACAAGAACAATTTTTGAAGACTTTTTGTTTCATGATCCCGCAAACCACGATATTGGTGATGAGTTACAGGTTGATGTTTTAGCAATAAAAGATATGTTAAAAAATAGCGATCCTGCCACAGACATACTTTTAATAATTGGTTCTATTTTAAAATCGGCTGGAGATTTACTTTTCTTTTCAATGCCGGCGTACATTAACTTTTATGGTATTAATAACGCTACAAAAACACCAAACCCACAGAATATTGACGTACCAAATTCACTATTTGGTACTTGGACAAACGTTAATTATTTAGACTCAAGGCCCAAATTTTTGTGTGTTTATGTCGGTAAAGAATCTGAAAGACCCGTTTCTAAAGAAAATGAATTCATGTTATATGCCGACGATAGTTTTGATTTAAGAAACCCAACAACCAACCCAAATAGAATTGAAGTAGATAAGCAAAATATATCACTTTCTAATAAAGTGGTTGCCTTTAATGTAGATTTTGGTATAAGAAATCAAAATATGTTTACAAACATAAATGTAAATATGAATGATAAAAAACCAACTAATGCAACTTTTTTAGTAAACGATCAATTAGCAAATGGTGTTAATGGAGATAAAATAGCACAACAAACAACATCATTATATAGTCTTTATAAGTCCATGAGTTATTCTTGTACTGTAGAATCTTTAGGTAATGTTATGATACAACCACTCATGTATTTTAATTTAAGACACGTTCCATTATTTTATGGGCCTTATTACATTTACAAAGTAAAACATACAATAAGGGAGGGAGAATTTAAAACAAGTTTTGATGGTTCTAGGATGCCAAAATATGCTTTACCACAACCAGATAGTTTAGGAACATTTATAAAAATAAATTATTTAGAAAATTTTAAATCTGAAATATTAAAGGCGGGTAGTGACACGGTTGTCGAAGAAACCACACCGACAATTTTAGATCCAGAAAGAGCAGCTGAAAGAGAAAATTTAGTACCAAACGATAACGAACAATGTCAAATAAAAATTATTGAAAAATATAAAACATTAGAAGAAGACCCTATTAGACGAGGTACTATGACGTTTGAAGATTTAAAAAATTTAATAAACGAAAACGTATCTTTAGATAGGTCAATAAAAACACTTTTATTTACTATTGTCATAACTAGAACAACAAATTTAGTTCAAAATGAGTTAATACAAATATTAAATAATAACTTAACTGAAGTTAGGGCAACAAACGAATGGCCCGATAGATCCGATCTAAACAAGTGGGTTTGTTATAATAATGGAGTTGAGGCTGTACCATATTTTTCTTTTGATCAACTTAAAGACTCGATATTATTAACAAGAGATTGGTTCAAAAATGTATTACCTATTATATCAGAATTGAACGCATTAAATAAACAAGTTAATTTAACTCAAGAAGAAGTTGAACAAATAACATTATCACAAGCAATAATTTCATATTGGGACACAATTTTAGGTTTTGGACCACCACCATTAAGTGCAAACGAAATAAAAACAATTATAGATACAAACTTACAAAATGAGAGGTTACCAAAAGTAGCCTTTGACAATTATAAATATAACGTTAAAAGGGCTCAAAAGTATTTTCCATTTTAATTTTTTACTTCTTTGATATATTTATATATAAAAAAGTTATGAGCGTAAAAAAATTACTTGATGATTATCTTAGAAAGGATACTAAGATTACGGAAAAACAAATAGACCCTGACCATAAACAAGTTTGTGATTTGGATACAGGTGAATGTTATACCGTTAGAATGAAAGACGGTCTTATTGAAAGATTCGACAACACAATGAAGACTAATAGAACATTAAGAGTTGAAACACCACAAGGAGTTAAAACATTATTAAACGGGTAAAAAAAAATTAAATGATTTCAGAAAAAAAGATTTTAGAAGAATTAAGAAGATTTAATGAAATAAATAAATATATTCTTAATGAACAAGAACCACCCCCACCCCCACCACCAGCAGGAGATGCGGGAGCAGTGCCGCCACCTCCAGCAGGAGATGCGGGTGCACCACCACCCCCACCACCAGCAGGAGATGCGGGAGCACCACCAGCAGGAGGCGCTGAAGAAATCCCTGAGCCTGTTGATGTTGCAAATGATCCCGATGTTGAAGAGGTCGATACAGAAGAGAAAAAAGAAGGTGAAGAAGAAACTGAAGAAATCGATATCACTGATTTAATTACCGCACAACAAGAAATTAAAGATAAACAAGATACCTTTATGGATGATATGTTTAAGAGATTAGACGATTTACAATCAAAACTTGAAAACATGGATCAAATTATGAGTAAGATTAGTTCGTTAGAAACTAAATTTGACAGGTACAGAGAAAAAACACCTGAAGAAAGATTAGAACTTAGGTCTTTAGATTCATACCCATACAATCAAAAACTTACAGACTTTTTTGATGATAAAAAAGTAGATATGGAAAAAACAGGTAAGAATGAATATATTTTAACATCTGACGAGGTTGAAAATTTTTCACCTAATGAAATTAAAAAAACTTTTAATAGTTACAACAACGAAGAGGAAATGTAAAAATAATAAGGGACCAACAAGGTCCCTTTTTTATTTGACATTCTAACAAAATCACTTATAATTGTTATAGATAAAAGAGTTAAAAATTAAAAACAAAATCTATGGCAAATTCAATTGACGCAGTACTAGCACAGTACGAAAAGAATTCACAACCAAGTGGTTCACAGAGACAAAACATCTCACAAGAAGACAGAATGAAAAAGTATTTTTCAGCAATTCTTCAAAAAAATGAAAAATCAGCACAAAAAAGAATTAGAGTGTTACCTACAAAAGATGGTTCTTCACCATTTGTTGAGGTTTGGTATCATGAGATTCAAGTTAATGGGCAATGGGTTAAGTTGTACGACCCTGAAAAAAATGACAACGAAAGATCCCCTTTAACAGAAGTTTATAATGAACTTATTTCAACAGGTAAAAAAGAAGATAAAGAATTGGCTTCACAATACCGTTCACGTTTATTTTACATCGTAAAGGTTATTGATAGAAATAACGAACAAGATGGTGTTAAATTTTGGAGATTCAAACACAATTACAAACAAGAAGGTGTGTTAGATAAAATTCTCCCTATTTGGAAAGCAAAAGGTGACGTAACTGATTCAGAAAAAGGTAGAGACCTTATTATTGAACTTATTAAAGCAAAAACACCACAAGGTAAAGAGTATACAGTTGTTCAAACAATTATGTATGACGATCCAGCACCATTACACACAGATAAAGAAATTATGGAAGGTTGGTTACAAGATGAGTTAACTTGGAAAGATGTTTATTCTAAAAAACCTGTCGAGTATTTAGAGGCGGTTGCAGTTGGGGAGACACCTATGTGGAACTCTGAACTTAAAAAATATGTTTACGGTGAAGAAGCAGAAATCTCATTAGGTGGTGGAACACAAAAAGAAGAAACACATATTGTTGACCCACAAGCGGATGAAGATCCATCAGAAGAATTACCTTTTTAATTCAAAATATTATGAATAAGATATCAGAAAAAATGTATGAAGCCCTGACCTTGAAATATAGGTCAGAAATGGCTGAAGTGGAGGCAACACTTTTAATTTACTTCAATAATTCTGTCGGTATTGGAGAACATCCTCAACATTTAGAGGAAATGGATAAGCTTGTTGAAAAAATGACAAACGCAAAAGATAAACTTGAAATGTTGGAAACAGTATACAAATACAATGTCAAAAGAGAGGACAAGTTTGAAGTAACAGAAGACATGTTAAAAGTTTTGAATGAACAAAAAGTGGAATGAGATGGCAATTAAAAAAAATGATTTTAGTTCATTAAAAAAAAAGTTTTCCACATCTGCAAAATATAAACCACAAAGGTTTTTTGATTTAGGAGAACCTTTTTTAGATGCGGTTGGTTTACCTGGACCTGCAATGGGGCACATCAATATGTTTTTAGGACATAGTGATACAGGTAAAACCACGGCTTTAATTAAAACTGCGGTTGATGCACAAAAGAAAGGAATTCTTCCTGTGTTTATTATTACTGAACAAAAATGGTCTTTTGAACACGCGAAACTTATGGGATTTGAATGTGAGGAAGTTGTTGATACTGAAACAGGAGAGTTAGAGTGGGACGGATTTTATATATTTAATAATAACTTTGACTACATTGAACAAATTACAGATTACATTAATGATTTGTTAGATGCACAAGAAAAAGGTGATTTAGATTATTCACTTTGTATTATGTGGGATTCTGTTGGTTCTGTTCCTTGTAAGATGACCTATGAAGGTAAAGGAGGTAAACAACACAATGCAAGTGTTTTGGCCGACAAGATTGGTATGGGAATCAACCAAAGAATATCAGGTTCACGAAAAGCGGATTCAAAATATGAAAACACTTTGATTATTGTGAATCAGCCTTGGGTAGAATTACCTGATAATCCATTTGGTCAACCTAAGATCAAGGCAAAAGGTGGAGAGGCTATTTGGTTAAACTCATCCTTAGTTTTCTTGTTTGGAAATCAAAAAGGCGCAGGGACAACAAAGATTACAGCAACAAAAGACAAAAGAACTGTAAAGTTTGCATCAAGGACAAAAGTATCTGTAATGAAAAACCACATCAACGGACTCGGTTTTGAGGATGGTAAAATTATCGTAACACCACATGGGTTTTTACCAGGTAAAGAAGCATCTGAAGAAAAGGCATCCATTGAACAATACAAAAAAGATTATGCTGAGTATTGGAAAGAAATCATTGGTGTTGATGGTGACTTTGATCTAAAAGCAGAAAAAGAAGAAGTAGAATAGTAAGAACCCTGTAAGTTTACAGAAATGACAAAAACCCTATTAGTAGACGGGAATAATTTATTAAAAATTGGTTTTCACGGAGTTAAAGATTACTTTAACGGTACTGAACACGTAGGAGGTATTTGGCATTTCCTTAACACATTACGTAGGTTTATAAACGAAGAAAACTTCAACAAGGTTGTTGTATTTTGGGACGGAGAACTTTCAACATCCCAACGAAGATTACTCTACCCAAAATACAAACTTAACCGAAAAGGCGTAACAGATGACTTCAAAGAAGAATCATTTGGAAAACAAAAACAAAGAGTAAAACAATACTTGGAGGAAATGTTTGTTAGACAAATTGAATTTGAAAATTCTGAAGCGGACGACCTAATCGCCTATTATTGTAAAATAGCTAAAGACGAATCTAAAACCATTTTTAGTGGTGATAGAGACCTCACACAACTTATCTCGGAAGACGTAACCCTTTATTCACCTAATACCAAAAAGTATTATAAGAATGGAGATAAAATCAAAATACATGAAATAGAGATTCCCCACTACAATGTTAAAACATATAAGATATTATCTGGTGATAAATCGGATAATATAGATGGTATCTATTACTTAGGTGAAAAAACATTAATCAAACTATTTCCTGAGATACTTGATAAAGAGGTTAGTTTTTCGGATATTTTACAAAAAAGTGAAAAATTACTAAAAGAACAAAAAGATAATACCGTCTTAAAAAACCTATTAACAGGTAAAACAAAAGAAGGTATTTTTGGTGACGAGTTTTTTGAAATCAATAAAAAGATTGTGGATTTATCGGAACCACTTATCAGTGAAGAAGGAAAAGAATTAGTTGAATTATATTACTCTGAGTCATTGGATCCTGACGGAAGAGGATATAAGAACTTAATTCGGATGATGATGGATGACGGATTATTTAAATACCTACCAAAAGGGGATGAACAGTGGGTATATTTTTTAAAACCATTTTTAAAGTTAACAAGAAAAGAAAAAACAAAGTTTAAAACAAAAAAGTAAAATTATGAAAGAGCAGAATGATGTAACAAAGGTTGAGTTTCTAATTACACTTAACAACAATTTTGTGGTTCAAAGATTCTTTAATGTAAAAGGGTATGTAGAAAAGGCTGAAAAATCAGTTGATTTGTATGACTACATTAAGTATCTATCTGAGTCACTTCAAACAAAATTAAAAAACAAGTGTATGGTTTATATGTTAGACAACAGATACCAAATTGAAGAAGACTCAAGCGTTTTAGAAACATCAAACACAGACGGACCCGAAGTATTTAATATTATTTTAAAGGTCGGAAATAAGACAATTTGTCATAGGGTAATTGATGCGAAATTGTACCCACCAAAGGTAAGATATACGCTGGATATACGACCAGACATAAAAAACATTTTAAGAGAATTGACTGACATTTTATCAGACAAAAATTTATCTTACAACTATCTTAATTATTCGTTCGCTTAACTATATTTATCTAAAACAAGGAACAAAATCTAAACATTATGTCAGACAAAAAAAACTTCGGATACTTAGGAAATACTTTTCAAATTCAATTACTAAACAACATAATTACTTACAAAGATTTCTCTAATTCCATCATTCAAGTTATTGATCCTCATTATTTTGATAACCAATATTTTAAGATTATTTGTCAAATGATCAAAGAATATTATTCAAAATATGAGCATACACCGACATTTGATACCCTTGAACAATTGACTAAGTCAGAAATCAGTTCACCGATGGCTCAAAAGAGCATTTTAGACACATTAGATCAGGTTAAGAACGTTTCAGACGAGGGTTCAATATTTGTTCAAGAAAAGTCTCTTAAATTCTGTAAACAACAAGAACTCCAAAAAGTAATGACCAAGGCTCAATCAATCATCGATAAAGGTGATTTCGAGAGTTATGATAAGTTAGAAGAAATGGTAAGGGGAGCACTTCAAGTTGGTGAAGTAGATAAGGGAACTACTGATGTATTTTTTAACCTTGATGAGGTATTGGATGAGGATTATAGACACCCAATTCCAATTGGTGTACCTGGTATTGACAACCTACTAAAAGGTGGTCTCGCTAAAGGTGAAATCGGTGTTATTTTAGCACCAACCGGTGTTGGTAAATCCACGTTCACAACAAAGATTGCTAACCACGCATTTAACTTAGGGTATAATGTTCTTCAGATATTTTTTGAAGACAACCCAAAAATTATCCAAAGAAAACACTTTACACTTTGGACAGGAATACACCCTGACGATCTTTCTGAAAATAGAAAAGAGGTAACAGAAAAAGTAAAAGAACTTCAATCATCTAGAAAAAACAAATTGATATTGAAAAAATTACCTTCTGATACTGTGACTATGAATCAGATTAAAAATCAAATAAGAAAGATGGTTGCTGAAGGGATAAAAATTGATATGGTTATTTTAGACTATATTGATTGTGTGGTTCCTGACAGAGCATTAGGTGATGAATGGAAGAGTGAAGGATCAGTAATGCGAGGATTTGAAGCGATGTGTCATGAGTTGGATATTGCGGGATGGACTGCAACACAAGGTAACAGAAATTCAATATCATCGGAGGTTGTAACAACAGATCAGATGGGTGGTTCTATTAAAAAGGCACAAGTTGGACACGTTATTATTACGGTCGCAAAATCATTACAACAAAAAGAAATGAACTTGGCAACAATTGCAATCACAAAATCAAGGATCGGTAAAGATGGAATTATATTTGAAAATTGTAAGTTCGATAACGGTATGTTAGAAATAGATACAGAACAAAGTGTGACATTCTTAGGTCACGAAGAACAAAAAGAAGAAAAGAATAGGAACAGAATAAAAGAACTGTTGGAAAGAAAAAAACAAAAAGAACAACAAGAATCTTAAAATAAATTATTAAATTTGAATAAAAATGAATATTTCGCAAAAAATATTAAGTGACATCACTGTCTTTATGAAATACGCTAAGTTTCAACCAAAATTAAATAGAAGAGAGACATGGGAAGAGTTGGTGACACGTAACAAAGAAATGCACCAAAGAAAATACCCTCACATTAAAGATGAGATAGAAGAGGTATATAAAATGGTGTATGACAAAAAAGTTTTACCATCCATGAGGTCATTACAATTTGGTGGAAAACCAATTGAGATTTCACCCAACAGAATCTACAATTGTGCATACATGCCAATAGATCATGTAGACGCATTTTCTGAAACAATGTTTTTACTTTTAGGTGGAACAGGAGTTGGATACTCGGTTCAAAAACACCACGTCGAAAAACTACCCGAAATAAAAAAACCAAACCCTGAAAGAACAAGACGTTATCTAATTGGTGACTCTATTGAAGGATGGGCAGACGCCATTAAAGTATTAATGGAATCATATTTAGGTTATAAGTCATCAACACCTGTATTTGATTTTTCAGATATTAGACAAAAAGGTGCGATGCTTGTAACATCAGGAGGTAAAGCTCCAGGACCCCAACCATTAAAAGATTGTATTCATCAAATTACAAAAGTTTTGGATAACAAAAAAGATGGTGAAAGATTCAAACCTATCGAAACACATGACATCATTTGTCATATTGCTGATGCAGTACTTGCAGGTGGTATCAGACGAGCGGCACTTATTTCATTATTTTCGGCTGACGATGAAGAAATGATTTCTTGTAAGTCAGGAAATTGGTGGGAACAAAACGCACAAAGAGGTAGAGCAAATAACTCAGCGGTACTTCTTCGTCACAAAATCACAAAAGAATTCTTTATGGATCTTTGGAAACGTATTGAATTATCAGGAGCAGGAGAACCAGGAATTTATCTATCTAACGATAAAGATTGGGGGACTAACCCATCATTAAGAGCCGGTACAAAAGTATTAACAACCGATGGTATTTTTCCAATTGAAGAGCTTGAAGGTAAAAACTTTAAAGTTAAGAATTTAAACGGTGTTATTTCTGATGCTCGTTGTTGGTTATCAGGTCAAAATAAACAACTTTGGAAATTAAAATTAGAAGATGGTACTGAATATTATGCAACACCAGAACACGAATGGCCGGTTTGGGATGGTGAAAAGTATGTTAAAGTTAAAACACCTGAATTAACAAATGGTGATAGATTACCAATTTTAAGAGAAGAAAAATTATTTGATGGTGATTTGGGAACACATAACGATGGTTTTCTTTGCGGTTGGATTATTGGTGATGGTTGGGCATCAAATAGAAAAGATTATACCGAATATGGTATGGTTGTTTCCGATGACGACGACGAGTCCAATATTTCTGAAACGCTAGTAAATACAATAAAAGATAATGTCCCAACCTTTTCTGGTAATTTTAAAAGAAGATTTAAGAAAACTTTTAATACTGAAGAAGAAGAAATGCAAATTACATTGGTTGAAACAAAAACTAAAGAAATTAGTATTAACAATAAATCCGTATATGATTATCTATCAAAATTTGGTTCGTTAATAAAAAGTGAAGGGTTACCAAAAACAGTTTGGGTTAATGGTAGTGAAGAATTTAGAAAAGGTATTGTTGATGCTTTATTTAGTTCTGACGGACATATCGCAAAAACACAAAAAAGATTAACATTTACTACAAAACATAAACAATTGGCTGAAGATGTTTCAGAACTATTAGGTTTCTATGGTATTAAAACCAAAATAAAAACATCGACACAAAGTTTAGAAGGGTATGATACAGAATACACAAGATATGATTTGAGAATTAGTGAAACAACATCAATAAAACAATTTAGAAATATTTTTAAATTAACAAACAAAAGAAAACAAGAAGTTTTAGATAGTTATGAATTTAGATATAATATTTTTGATGACAAACAAATTAAAGTTGAATCTGTTGAATTAACTGATCTTTATGAAGATGTTTGGGATATATCGGTGTATGATGAAACACATTGTTTTCAGATATCAAAAGTTGTTACAGGTAATTGTTGCGAAATCGCACTACGACCATACCAATTCTGTAACCTATGTGAGGTAAATGCTTCAGATATTGAATCACAAGAAGATTTTGATAAAAGAGTTAAAGCAGCATCATTCATTGGTACTTTACAAGCTGGTTATACTGACTTCCATTATTTGAGAGATATTTGGAAAAGAACAACCGAAAAAGACGCACTTATCGGTGTCGGTATGACAGGTATTGGTTCAGGTGTTGTGTTAGGTTATGATATGAAGAGAGCGGCCAAAATGGTTAAAGAAGAAAACGAAAGAGTTGCGAATTTGATTAACATTAATAAATCAGCAAGAACAACAACGGTTAAACCATCAGGTACCTCATCATTAGTATTAGGTACATCATCAGGAATTCATGCATGGCATAATGATTACTACCTAAGAAGAATTCGTGTAGGAAAAAATGAATCAATTTATTCTTATTTAGCAATCAATCATCCTGAATTAATCGAAGACGAATACTTTAGACCACACGATACTGCGGTTATTACAATACCACAAAGAGCACCTGAAGGGTCTATTGTAAGACATGAATCAGTATTTCAAATGTTAGAAAGAGTTAAAAAAGTTTCACAAGAATGGATTAAACCTGGTCACAGAAACGGACAAAATACTCACAACGTTTCAGCTACAGTTTCAATCAAAGAAGATGAGTGGGAATTAGTTGGTGATTGGATGTGGAATAATAGAGATTTCTATAACGGACTTTCAGTATTACCATACAACGGAGGAACATATACTCAAGCGCCATTTGAAGATTGTACAAAAGAAGATTTTGAAAGATTAGTTAAATCATTAACAGATGTTGATCTTACAAAAGTTATTGAGTTACAAGATAATACAGATCTTCGTGGTGAGGCCGCTTGTGCTGGAGGTGCTTGTGAAATTGTATAATCTTAGAAAGAATAATTAAAATGAATGTAGGAGCATCAAAAGATTGGGTACAACAATTATATGTTAGAGAGTTTGGACCAAAACTTCAACCAACCGATTTTTATTGGAATGATGGTAAAATGGTTATGACAGAAGAGTACCACATAAGAAGAGGAAAGTGTTGTGGTAGTGGATGTTTACATTGTTGTTATTGGCCACCATTTAAAAAGGGCAACACAAATTTAAAAGAATCACTGAGAAATCAGTGATTTTTTTTTTTGAACATATATTTATAATAAAAAAAATATTATGAATAGAATGATTATATCAGAAGACGAAAAATCGAGAATACTTGAAATGCACAAAAATGCAACAAAAAAACAATATTTAGTTGAACAAAAATTACAAGGGAATGTTGATTGGGCCAATAAACAATCATCAGTAGTCAAAAATTTAACAGCACAATGGAACTCACGAAAAATACCTTTTACTCCAGTAATTGCCGGCCCATATCTATTATCACTTAATGATACAAACTTCAACAACAAACCTGAAATTTTTAAAAAAAATGAAGATTACACTGGGTCTGTTACTGGTTGGAGGTTAATTTGGGGAGGATTTCCTTGTATACAAAATATTGGAAATGGGGGTTATTATACATTTGGTTCGACAGGGTTTAAAAATTTCAATGTTAATACCGATGTAATAGTACCTAATACGATTGAAACACTTAATAATAATTTAAATCAAGTTTCATTATCGACACTTCAAACCATGTGGAAAAATATTGAACAAGATACTAATTTTGTTAAATTTTTTGATATTGTTAAAAAAAGAGTTCTCGAATATCAAAATAATCCGACAGATGAAGCTGATGGAAAAGGATTCGATAAAATTACAGGAAATGCTGCAGACTTTTTAAAATCATTAAAATTTGCATAAATAGTTTAAAAAATAAATAAGAATAGATAGGGCGTAATATCTTTTCTTTTTTATGGAACCATACATTGACCACAGTCTAATGTCGGATCCTCATCATCATATGTTATCAATTCCCAAAAACCTATATAATTTTCAACCATTATAATATGATCAATATAATTCTGTATACCGATATTATATAATTCTAATATTTCTATAGTTCGTATATTATTTAGTCTATCATTTATTTTGATACTATAAATTCCTAAAATTTTTCTGGCTTTATTAAATGTGGCTTTAAGAAATTCATTAGTATTTTTATCTTTCATATATTCAATACCATCTGAAAAATACATCGTATCTGGAATTGATTTGAAATAATTTTTATTCCATTTTTCAAATCTATCGAAAGCTACTAAATATTGAGTTTGTAGTAATGTGTCTTCAAGTTTTTTATATTCTTCGGATATGACTTTATAACGGGTATATGGTCCGGTATAATCAATACCATATGAATCCAAAAGTTTATTTTGACTTTGATTCAATGAAGAGAAGTTGTATATATTTTGAGAAAAAGACACAAAATAAAAGAAGGAAATCAAAATAAATAATAAGTTTTTCATAATTTATATTTTTTTTTAAGGTTATAATACAAATATATAAAAAACTATTTAATTTACCAAAAAGGTAACACAAATTTAAAAAAATCACTGAGTAATCAGTGATTTTTTTATTTAACAATATATTTATTAATAAAATTAAAAATATGAAAAGAATAATTAGATTAACTGAATCAGATCTTGCTAGAATTGTAAGAAGAGTTATTAAAGAAAGTAATGACGATTTATTACAGTGTATTGCTAACGCTTATGGGTTAGGATTGGCTGATGTAATTAAGTTGACTCCTTGTAGTGATTGTCAAGAAAACCCTTCTCCAGAAAACGCTGAAAAATGTTTAAAGGCGGTAAAAAAAGTAGCAATATCAAAAGGATATGATATTATTGAAATGGCAAAAAGAACATTAGAGGCGTCTGCATGTCTTACAAAAATGGGTGGAGACGGTGGTCGTGTTAAAGTACCAGGTATTGGTGGTGGTATGTATTAAATAAAAAAATTATAACAAAAAATATTTTTGGGTAGTCTTAAATGGTTACCCTTTTTTATTTATATAAAATTATATAAGATTATATTTATTTGATATGGCTAATGGTATTACATATGGTATAAATTTTCCTTTCAGACAAAGTCAAAAAGGAACTTATGTTAATTTAACAGAAGAAACAGGAGACGAAATACGTGCAAATTTGGTTCATCTATTACTAACAAGAAAGGGGTATAGGTATTATTTACCTGATTTTGGTACAAGACTTTATGAATATATTTTTGAACCTTTGGATGGTGAAACCTTTGACACACTTAGATCTGAAATAGAAGACTCAGTTAATAAATATATACCTAACTTAACAATTCAAAATATTTCAATTGAACCATATATAAACTCAGAAGAATCTATAGGCGAATTACCATCAGAACAATTTGACATTCCTGTTTATAGGGTGCCTGGCGCTAATACTGAAGAATATACCGCAAAAGTTAAAATAGAATATACTGACGATAATAACCCTTTTGGATCCAGGGAATTTGTTATTATAAATTTATAGTAAAATGGCAAACAAAAAAATATCATACACAGAAAGAGATTTTGAAGGAATAAGAAGAGACTTATTAAACTTTACCCAACAGTATTATCCAGAGTTAATACAAAATTTTAATGATGCGTCTGTTTTTTCAGTCTTAATGGATTTAAATGCTGCGGTTGCCGATAACTTGAATTTCCACATAGATAGAAGTGTTCAAGAAACTGTTTTACAATATGCACAACAAAGGTCATCAATTTTTAACATCGCTAGAACATACGGTTTAAAAATTCCTGGATATAGACCTTCAGTTGCTGTTGTTGACATATCTATTACTGTTCCACCTTTAGGTGATAGTGAAGACACTAGATATTTGGGTATTTTAAGAGCAGGTGCCCAATTTAATGGAGGAGGAACGACTTTTGAGACTTTATATGATATAGACTTCTCAAGTCAATTTAATGCCGAGGGTTTTATAAATAGAACAAAAAAACCAGTTTTCAATCAAAGTAACGGTTTAAATAGTTATATAATAACAAAAAGGGAGGTTGTTGTTAATGGAACAACAAAAGTTTTTAAAAGAGTAGTGAATTCTACTGACGTTGTACCATTTTTTAATTTTTTCTTACCTGAAAAAAACGTTTTAGGTGTCACATCAATAGTACAAAAAGACGGTACGTCATACACAACAACACCATCATATAGTGATTTTAACAGTTCCACTGATAGGTGGTATGAGGTAGATTCTTTAGTCGAAGACACGATCTTTATTGAAGACCCAACTAAACCGGTAGACTCTGCGGGTGTTAAAGTTGGTAAATATCTAAAAACTGAAAATAGATTTATAACAGAATACACACCTGAAGGGTTTCTTAAAGTACAATTTGGTGCCTCAACAACAACTCCTAATGAACAACTTAGTAATTTCACAAGAACAGGTGTTCCACTAAATTTAGCCAATTACCAAAATAATATTGGTTTAGGTTTGACAGTAAAACCTAATACCACCTTATTTGTCCAATATAGAGTTGGTGGCGGACTGGCATCAAATATCGGTGTCGGAGCAATAACACAAGTAGGCACTGTTGATTTTGTTGTGAATGGTCCTTCTGAACAATACAATAGAGATGTAGTACAATCATTAGAAGTAAATAACGTTACCGCAGCTATAGGTGGTGCAAATCAACCTACAATTGATGAAGTTAGAAATATGGTTACTTATAATTTTGCTGCTCAAAAAAGAGCGGTCACAATCAACGACTATAAATCTATAATAGATACAATGCCTGGTAATTTTGGTGCACCAGCGAAAGTAGCAATAAGTGAAGTAGATAATAAAATATCAATTAAAATATTATCATATGATGATAGTGGGGTTTTAACACAGACAGTATCTAATAATTTGAAAACTAATTTAGCCACATATCTATCGAGATATAGAATGATAAATGACTACATTTCAATTGAAATAGCTAAAGTAATTGATTTAGAATTTGAGGTTTTTGTTGTTTTAGATAGTTCGGGTAGTCAAGCAGAAGTCATAACACAAATAATAAATAATATTAGTGGTTATATGTCACCACAATCGAGAGAGTTGGGTCAAAATGTTAATATTGCAGATATTAAAAGAAACATACAAGATATTAGTGGTGTAAATACAATAACCGAAATTAGGGTTTATAATAAAGTAGGTGGCCAGTATTCCTCATCAGAAACCTCACAAAGGTATATTGATAATACTACAAAACAAATAGAATTAATTGAAGAAACAATATACGCAGAACCTGATCAAATATATCAAGTTAGATTTGCAACTAAAGATATCAAAGTTAGAGTTAAAAATCTTTCAACCGTAGACTTCGGATAAATTATTTATTTTGATGATTTATAACTTATCTTAAAATTGATAAAATAAGTATTTATCGACAAAGAAGAATATGTCTAAAAAGTATAGGTTTAGAACAAAATTAAATCAAGATAGAGAAATAAGATTACATATTGAACAAGATTTCGATATGATAGAAATCTTATCTCTTAAACTTAAACAATCAGATGTTTATACTCGTTTCTGTGCCGATTATGGTGTGGTTGCTGGTAGGGTAATAGCAAATGGAGGATACGGTGTACCAAACGTATCAATTTCGATATTCGTACCATTAAGTGCGCAAGACGAAAATAATACAGTCATCTCAACACTATACCCATATAAGAATAGTGGTCAAAAAAACGAAGATGGTTATCGATATAATCTTTTACCATACAAATCAGAGTATGGAGGACACACACCTACAGGGACTTTTCCTGACATTGAGGATGTTTTAAAAAGAAAGGAAGTTTTAGAAATATATGAAAAATATTACAAATACACTGTAAGAACAAATGAAAGTGGTGACTTTATGATTGTTGGTGTTCCATTAGGGATGCAAACAATAGTGATGGACATGGACCTATCTAATATTGGTTGTTTTTCACTTAGACCTTCAGATTTAGTAAGAATGGGTATGGGTGTTGAATCACAATTTGCTGGCTCACAATTTAGGGCTTCTGAAAACATTGAATCACTCCCACAAATAATAAATTCAAGAAAAGATATTGAAGTAGCGTCATTTTGGGGAGAGACCGATATATGTGATGTTGGAATTACAAGGGTTGATTTTGATTTAAGGTCTTTAGGTATTAATATAGAACCACAGGCGGTTTTTATGGGATCAATGTTTTCCACAACTGAAGAAGATGCTTTAGGGACTAACTGTAAACCAAAATTTGATAGTGGTAACTTATGCGATTTAGTTAGTGCTCCCGGAAAGATTCTAGCAATCAGACAAACAATATACACAGACACACAAGGATTACCAATTTTAGAAGAATATAAATTATCTGATGGAGGTAATGTTATTGATGAAGAAGGGACATGGTTAATTGAAGTACCAATGAATTTGGACTATGTAAGTACCAACGAATTTGGAGAACAAGTATTATCCAATGACCCTACAGTAGGAATACCAACAAAGGGTAAATACAGATTTAAAATACAATATCAAAATGAAAATTCCGCAACCGCACAAGTCATAAGAGCAGATTATATAGTACCAAACATAAAAGAATATGGATGGAGAAATTTACCAGGTAGTGATGAAAATGGACCTAATAATTCGAGTTTACAAGAAAAATCATATGCATTTAGTTTAGATTGGCAAGACTATGCACAAATAGATCCAATTACTAGTGGGTTTACGACTTTAGGTCAACAAATGATACAAGAGGCGATAAACTGCGAAGATAGATTTTTCGAATTTAATTTCAATAGAGTTTATACTGTTAGTAGTTTTTTGGATAGATGGAAATGGGGTTATAATAGATCAAGACATTTAGGTATAAAAGAAATAACCAATAGGGATTGTAGTACAACAACAAACAGGATGCCGGTAAATGACGGTGTTAGAAACTTTGATTTAATATTCTTTTTGTTTAGTATACTCATACTTATTTTACATCCAATTTTTATAATAATAATAATTTTATATCATTTTATAATTTGGGCTTATGCTCTATTGGTTGATATAGTAAATGGGTTTGTTGATTTTGTTAATAGAATTATAATAGGGTTTTGTAGAATGATTAATAGAATAAGAAGTTGGATAGGTTGGTCTCAAAAAGATTGTGAAGATGACACAATACCAAGAATCCCCGATAGAACATTTCCAAGAATTTCATTACCGATGATTTCATATCCTGATTGTGACGCTTGTAATTGCGAAACAGTACAAAATCCATCACAAGGTTCTCAACCAACAAATGATTTGACATTACAAAGAGTTAACACCAGTTTATTGGCAGATACAAATAGTATAGAATCATGGTCTTGGGCGGAAACGTCCGAATATAATAAAATCCAAACCTATTACTGTGACGTTTTTCCAGAAGGTTGTGATGTTACAGAAGACGCGTTCAATTTCGCAATTAGTCAAGGTTTTGCTGGATTCTCTGGACCAACAACTAATGGTAAAGATAGATTACAAAAAATACCAATAGCCACTTGGCCATCTCAAGATTCTAGAGTTGGTGCTTTAGGGTTTAACGTATCTTGGGGTCAAAAATTGAACTTAATGAATGCAAGGGCAAGATATCATGGAAATGAGTCTGTTATGACAATAACAGTAAAAAATAAAGACTTTCAAAATGTAGAACAAGTTTCGGGGCTAATGAAAGATCAACCTTTCATTTTAATTTGTGATACAGGAACAATATCTCAATTAGGTGGTGCCGGTACACTGTTATCTTTTACGGACATAGATCAAATAAATGATCCTAACTTAACAGGAGGAACTTTAAATCAATTTGGTAATAATGCAGTTACAGGTACAACGGTTCATAATAATATTAATTTATCCAACAAGACTCAATATTTTATAGAACCATCATACACGTCTGTTGTAAGTTCTGCAGTACTAAAATTAAAACTCACGGGGTCATCACAATCATATAATTTTAAGGGAGGAGTTGAATATTTCCAAGTTATTACTGGTGGTACTTTAGCGAGTTTTGAACAATATTTAACAGGTGAAAGATGGGAGTCATTTTTAGGTCAATATGTTTATGGTGGTGATATGAAATTTAGATGGGGTAAAGGATGGGGGAGAGAAAAAATTTTTGGCAAAGCACCTGATAATGTTGTTATAAGTATTTCTTTAGATACCGCCGGTAATATTATCATTGGAGGTAATTTTGTTAAATATGGGACAACAACGACTAATAAAATTGCTAAAATAGATGACAACGGTAATTATCTATCATTTAATCCCACAACAGGACTTAATGGAATTGTTTATAAACTAATAACTAATTCATCAGATGAGACCTTTGTTGTTGGTAATTTTACAACATATGGTGGAAGTTCAGTACCAAAAAAAATAATGAAAATAAACGCCGATGGTACTGAAAATACAACTTTCTCAGCGAACGGAGGTGCTGGGATTGATTTAACCACAGCCACTTCTAAGGCTAATGATGTTATTGAACAACCGTGGGACGGAAAAATATTAGTTGTAGGTAAATTCAATAAATATAATAACACAACAATAACCGGCGATAATATTATTAGACTAAATTCCAACGGTACGATTGATGGTACATTTAACCCGCCGAACGCAAGTACAAGTGAATATAGAAGAGTTGTAGTGGACAGTAACCCGTCTAGTCCATATTATGGTTATCTTTATGTTGGTGTAAGTTTTTTTAATAACGGCTATGTTAGAAGATTTTTACCCAATGGTTCTATTGATAATACTTTCCCAATTATTGGTGCAACATTTAATATTGATATTTTAAGTTTGAAAATAGATATTAATAATAAAATTTTAGTTGGGTTTAGTGGTTCATTTACATTAAATTCTGTAACATATAAAGGTATTATAAGATTAAATACTGACGGAACAGTAGACACAACCTTCAATCAAAATGGGGTTGGTTTCAATAATACAGTAAGTGTTAATGCAATTGAAATAGACACTAATAATAATATAGTATTAGGTGGGTCTAGCAACTTCACATATAATGGTATAAGTAGAACCAATGTTTTAAGATTATTACCTGACGGGACTTTAGACGGTACATTTGACTACGGACTTAATTTTTCAACATTTACAGGGAAGGTATATGATTTGAAAATTTTAAGTAATCAAACTATAATTATCGGTGGTTATTTCGGAAGTTCAGTAAGTGTTGCTCAAAAAAATATAAGGTTACTTAATTCTGTTGGTCAAAATCAAGCCGCATTTGCTTGGACTAACCCGATACCCCCTCCGCTAACTGCTTGGAACAACGTAGCAAGAGGATACATTGCATATACCTCTGATATTTTCAGAAATTTTGATTCACATGAAATCATATTTTTAACAAGAGGTACTGATACATACACACCGAAACAAACAATAGAATATGATTTATCAAGATTATTTAATGCACCAACAGGTACTGTCAAAGTCAAAGGTGAGTATTATTTGAATATTCCTATACAAAATAACTCACCATTTGATAATACCGTCCAAACTTGGGCAATACCTGGAGTCACATCGAACGTTTGGAAAGATAGTCATTTTACACCCGAAAGTCATGATGTTATTAATAATAAAAATCCAGTATTATATCATAAAACTTACAATGATTTTTTGATACCACAAAATTCATGGACTGCATTTACAAATAATGCGGTAAAATATTATACGTCAACTGACAAATCTAGACGTACACATAAAGCATATAATGGAGACCAATGGGCTCTTGAAAATTTTACATCGGCACCTGGTGTCAATTCCAATGTTAATTATGTGTGGTCAGATGGTAGTAATACGTTAGGTATTTCTTGGACAATCGGAGATCCCGAAGATATTATTGACCCACTAAACCCTACTTATACTAATAATGTTGTGTATGGTCAAGGGTTTATAGAAGGAGTGTCTGTTATGGCATCAACTGTGAGTCCGGGAACAACCCAAGATATTGAAGATCCCACATTCTTTGCAAGAATATTTGCACCCTCATATCATTTAGAAAACCCACAAGATGTATTGATAGACAACAGACAAAGGTTGGTACTTAGAAGTGATAGATTACCAACATCAACAACGACTGAAGTCACTGGTAATAATTCTTTACCTTTATTTTTAAATGAGGCGTTTTATATTACTAAGGTTTTTGAAAACGGTGAAACATTTGAACTTAGTATTAGTATTAATCAAACAATTGATAATTCAAATACTCAGGATATCTCAGGAGACACCCCAAGTGCTATTTCAGATGCAATTATAAATAGTTTATCTTGTGACGGGTTAACGAGTTTAAGTTGTTATAGTGGTTTTGGTGGTAATTTTGGTGTTATTGCACCATGTGCAGCAAATAATGACGGCAATTTACAAACACAAAGAATCATTGGAGGGTGTTATTATTTTGTACAACCTGAATATTTAAATCAAAGTTCAATAAATACAGACATACAATTTTTTAAAGAGTGGAGAGCTAGATTTACATTAACATTTGCTGCTTGTAGAGGAGTAATAAGTCACGTATTTCAAAACAACTGGATAAATGGATCATTATATGCTTTTTCATTCAAAAAAAAGAACATATTTAATTCTCAAGGTGAACTACAAAACTATAATTATTGTGGGTCAAATAATGGGTTGATAAATCCAGTAAGAGAAAATCAAGGACCTATTTTTTATGAAAAAAATAAAAACACTTTTATATATAGATGTACACCTTATGAATATCAAACAGATAAATTTATAGGACAAAAACCAAGATATAAAGAATTTTTTGGGTTAGGTGATTGGGTTAATGCGGACTTCAAAGGAATGAATAAAAGAAATATTTATTATCCAACGACAATCATGGATTTGGGCCCAAGAGATGAGTTCGCTAAAGAAATATGTTTCAACCCGCAACTTGATGGTTATTTAGTTGAAACAATACAAAGTTCATCATACAACGACACTAGCGATATATTGTTATTTTTTATTCTTTCAAGGCTCCTTTCAAGTACTTTAGGTAATTTTATAACAACAGGTAATAAACAATTGAACGCTCTATTCAGTAGAGAAGAAGATAGGTTAGATGGTGACGTTGTTCAAATGTTTAGTATAAATTCTGAATATGGAATTGTACCATTTAATGATGACAATTATAATGATGACGACTTATTTATGTTCGGTGCAGTTAATTCAGAAGGAGACTTAGGACCAACAATTGGGTTATATTTTTCATCTAACACTAGAAATAGGATACTTTTAACTCCTGGTATTCAAACATATGGGACTGTTTTACAAAATAATGGATACCCTAAAACACAAAGAGTACCTATGTATAAATGGGAATATGATACTACTTCTAATTTATTTGGAAGTGAATTAAATGAGTGGTATACAGATTTAGAGTCAGGAGGATTTTATTCAATTCCATACCAAAAGATGGGTTACAATACTGCGGCATATTTTCAGCCACAAAACGGAACAGGACCATTTAACGGGGCCACTGGGTACATCTTTAATTACGACAGTAACGGTAATCCTAATCAAAATGTTTTGGAATGGCCAAATAACCAATCAAATCGTTTTGTGGTTGGTGCACCGTACCATTTTTATTTTGGTTTAGGTAAAGGAAAAACCGCTATGAACAGATACATAACTAAGTATATTATAGGAGGATAATGAGAAAACAAGATGAAATAAGAATTGTTTTAGGAAATAAGAGATATGCAGGTTCCTCTAATCAACCCGTGCAAATACAATTACCACTTAAAGGTGACGTTAGGAATTTTGTACAAGGTGATAGGTCTAACTTAGTTGATTTACAAGACATTTTTGACAGAGAAAGGCAAAACTCGACTAAATTTAGACTTGCGGGTAAAATTGTTAATATTTTTGACAACTCAGTTTCAGGTAAAACAAATTATACACCATTCAAAAATAGTCTTTATTATGTTAAACCGGAGGTTTCTGTTACTAATAATATATGGCAAGGATTTCCACCTTATCAAGAATTTGAATTTATAAGAGAAACAATGATTAATGGACACGTTCCTTTTGTTTCTAAAAGTTCAACTACATATAATTGGTCAATTTACACGTCATACGCTTTCAGTAGTACAACGGCACAAACAATGTCATATACAGATGAAAAATTTAATGTAACAAATACTAATTTCAACGTAGCTGAAGGTATACCGTTTGTTATCAGTAACGGTTCCTTCAACGGGAAAGATCTTGTTTATTTTAATTGTGCAACTGAACATAATCTAAGTGCTGGTGAATTTGTTAAACTCAATATTACAATTGATGGTAAAAATGTTTTTCAAGTATTTGATTTAGGTGACGGCACATATAATACAGAAAAAAAAATATTTAGCATATATGATTTGAAATTTACTCCTGCTAGTATACAAACAGGGACTTATGGTAATTTTAAAAGAATTATAACAATAACAAACAGTGCTGAAACACAATCAAGGTATTATATTAGATTACATAAAATTCTAACTAATCAAGATGAAACTTTTTTAACTAAAATGGCTTTTGAAAATAATCCGTTTCCTGTTAAGAAAAAATTAGAACTATCTGGACTGACACCCAATAACTTACAAAGAGTTTCAGTAAAAGACGGTAGACAATCTTACGGGTTTTCAATAAATAAAGACATTGATATTGATAATATTATTGATAATAACGGTAAACCAATTACCGAACTATTTGTAACTATTGTAAATAAAGGATATGGTGGTTGGTTCAATAATCCAGCATTAGGTGCGAATAGCGCAATTGATATTGGATGGGAGTTTAATATAACAAAAAACCAAAATAACCCTTGGTGGACACATAGCTCAACAATTAATAAAGACAGCATTCCTTTTTCATTTTACCAAAAAAATAATTATACTTTTTTTTATAATAAGACTTTAAATGTTGGTGATGTGTTGAAAGGTAGTTTTTGTGAATATAATGATATTGAACAAAAAGAATATGTTTTGTCAGACTTGTTTCATAAATATTCTTTCAATTATTTATTGTTTTCTAATAGTCAAATTAATCAAAACATACAAATAGGTGGAGGATTTTTGAGCAATATAAATTTGAGTGGGTTATTATCAGATCCAGAATTACCACAAGGTTATTTATATAAACCACACTACTCAATACCGATAAAGTCTTTTAGTGATTATATAGAAACTGTACCAATTAATCAAATTAGTGACGTTCCATTTTACGCCTACTATTCAAATGACAGTCAGCAATTATTATGGAGAGATATATATGAATTTGGTTTTGTTGATAGTGACGGAATAGGACTCAATTACCCATTTATAAATAACGCACATTACCCATTTAAAGAAATATTATTTATGCAATACCCAATAAATAGAGATATTAATGGATTGACGGGATCGATAATAAACCAACCAACAACAGATAACTGTGAATAATAACTATTTTAGAAAAATACAAACAGTAAATGAACAATTTATCAATATCCCTATTGAGTTAACATTCGATATGGAAGGTAGAGAAGATTTAATAAGTCAATGGGATAATCAAGTCATAGAAGAAGTATTAAATCCAATTAATGATTTCGAAATAACAAAATTTGCACACAAAGAGTATTCTGATAATAATATATTAAAAACAGCAATAAACTACGAGTTTTATTTTTTTGATTATCTTATTGATTTAACGGCATCCACAATAACAAACTGGAATACCGATTATGAAAACGCATCTTTTACTGATAGTGAAATATATTATTTTGCAAATTCATTTAAAGGTAGTTTTTTCAAACTAGATTTTTATGATAATAACATAAGTGAAACACAAACAATTTTATTAAGTGTAATTATACCGACACAACAAGGACTAAAAGAGACTGGAACTATCGGACCACCACTTAACCAAACACAAGTTGAGGTTAAAAAACCAAAATTTGTTTTAGACTATTCTGGTGCTGATAAAGAAGGTTTTTATATATATTGGTTAAAAGATAGGGGATATATTGATATAAACGAATTCTATGTAAGTGCTAAATTTTTTAACGCAAAAAAAGGTCAGTTCGTTAGATTATTAAACACACCACAATCATCTTTTGTTGGTAATAATAGATTTAATATAGATAAAACAGAGTATTTTTATTATAAGTACGAATTAAATTATTCAACAAATCAATACGAAGTCTATACTTACGATAATAATATCGGAAATACTCAAAGAGTCGGGACCACAACACCCATAACTTGGTATGAATACGCAAACCCATAATGGAATCAGAAAGAATAAATATAATTATATCACCTGAAGTTTTAAAAAAGGATTTGTTTACTTTAAATTATGATGGTGAATCATTTGGGTCATATTCTAGAATGTCACAAGTTTTAAGTAGTGGCGAGAACGGTAGTTCAATACTTACAGGACTAACGATACCAATTTTATTTACTGAAACGTTTAATGATTTAGGTTTTTACGATGAATTTGACGGGTTTATTGATCAACAAGACACAATAAATAATTTTTTTATATCAGGAAACCCAACATCACCTTACCAAGTTGTTATATATAATAGTGCCGGTTTCACAAATAATAATTATTTGGCTCTGTCTAACTATAATATTGAATGGGGTGACGGATCGAGTGCAAGCACAGTAAACATAAAACAAAATATACAAGTACATTATTATACACCAACACCTCAAACATACACTATCAAAATGACTCAAAATAATATTTGGGGAACTACTGAGGTGATAAAATATGTTACACTACCATTTACCGGAGTTACTGTAGATAATGTTTTAGGTAATGTAACATTTACACAACAAGGTGGTAAGTGGTCAGGAATACCTTTGAATTATAACTATATTTTTACAGGAGATAGTAATAATAATGTCTCATCTCATTATTCAAGTGGCTATACACAAGTTCCTTTTATTGTCTCAGGATTTACAAACTCTAAACTAAATAGTCTTAGAAGATGGGGACCTAACCCATTTACCGTTGGTTATTTTATGAATGTTGGGAAAAATAATATAGGTTATGTTGAAGAAATAACCACCGATTATACAGCATACACAATTAATGATATAAGTTATTTTGATTTTAAAAATAAAACAACAATATATTTTGTTAATTCTTCAGGGTTTACTTCTTTAGATTTAATAGCTTCGGGATTAACTAAAAATGAATTATTACTTGACTTTGTTGCAGATCCAGAAATCAGATCTGATGTTTATGTTGAAAGAGGTAAATATTCAGGTTTTGAACAACTACAAAGACTTGGTGAGGTTGACAACATTGGAGACTTAACAAGGTATGGTTATGGATTTTTCAAAATAAAAACAACATAAAAAACTCAATAAACTCTATTTATAAATAAAAAACATGGCACTAGGTTCATATGGTATAGTAAGACCCGCAGACGTTTCACCACAAGACGTTGAAATAATTTTGAATTACACTCCATCAAGAGACGTAACTAATGAATTCGTATTAAAAAAATTAGATACTGCAAGTATTTTTACACCTTATTTTCATAATTCAGATACTGGCGGAAATGCTAATGTTGAGATACTTGGAGGCCTTTACAATTTAAAATTACCCGCAAATGAATTTAACAAAATAGGTGTTTACACTCTATATATCAGACCTGCAGAAATAAGGATGAGAATTGAGGATTGTGGAGTTTTATCTGCATTACCAACAGTAAAGGGTATTGTTTTAAACTTAAATAATGTCCCACAAGAATTTAGAAATAAATTTACAAATCAAGGTTTAGTTGGGTATAGAGTAGAATATTTAAATTCAGACGGAACAAAAATACCTAATTTTTATAGAATTATAACATCTTCATTTTTTTGTGAACCAGTAATAACAGACCAAGTTAACACATCACAAAAAGTTATTAGATATAAATACTTAGAAAATGTTAGTGATTTACTTTTTTGTACATTATCACCATCATCGTCACCAACAAATAAACCAAACGCAACTCCATTTATAGGTCAACCAAACCAAAGGATAATAATAACAAATACATTTTTCAATCCAATAACGTTGGATATACAAATGTCAGAACATGATATAGATACTTTAGCGATAGCTCTTTATGGTAATCAAACTAAGAGTATGGATGACGGTATATATACTTTATATGATAGTGCAAACAACATTTACAAACAATATAACCTATTTGAGGTTAGAGATAATTTTAACGAGTTACTATACGAAGTAAGACAAGATAGAGGAACAAATATAGACTTTAGTAAAAACTTTACAAATATTATTAGTTAATGGCAAAAACTAAATTTATATGTCCACCGCAAGCCGCAGTAGGTACGAGCACTTTTTCTGATGATTTAGTCGGGTTGCAGCTTGTTGCGGGTGGTGGTTTAACTTTAGGTAATTTTCAATTTACAACAGCAGTAAGTGGAAGAAATAACAGAAGCTTTACGACAGGTGTTTTTTCTGAACCATTTAATTTAGAAAATATTAATATACCCACAATAGAACAGGCTAAATTAATAGTTCAAAAAAACTTTAGTGTATTTCCTAATTTTGACTTATCGCAAATTACTAGTTTTTCACTTTACGGTTCTTTGCAAAAAAGATTGGCCAGCTCAATAACTAAAATAATTAATTACTTTCCTGCTGGTATACAAATTAATTCACAAAATTTAATTTTACAAACAGGAAATACGGCATTCAATATTACATATAACGAAATTGAAGATGAAACTACCTTTGATTCTGATATCACATTTTTTAATAATCCATTTGATATAGATTATTCAGAAAATGCTAATATTAATATTTCAAATAGACCAATAGCTGTATCTAAATATAGAAATATTACTGACAATTTTTCTGATTTTTCACTTTATGTTGGTAATTTAAATAATGAATATAATGTTGTCGATTTTGAACCATCACAAACTTTAACAGGTGGCACAGTCACATTAACGGTTAAGGGTAAACCATTCACTTCAACAACAACCACAACAACAATTTTAGTAAAACCAAACAATTTAACAACAGAAAAAATATTCAAGGACGATTTTGATGAGGTTGAGGATTTTTTATTAAATAGAAAAATAAATCCAGCATATACCACAGTGTTTAAATACCCAGATTATGATTCAGATGGTAATTATGTAATGTTCACTAAAGAAATAACTTGGAAATTGGATGGTTTTTGGAATTTAGATATAAGAACAAGTAAGTTTGATGATTACTTACAAATTATTAATGAAGTTGCTGAAAATTTAGATGAATATAAAACTAATTTAATTAGTAGATTTTTAATATCGGGTTCATTAAAAGAATTTGATACTGCAGATCAAAAAATAGAAAAGGTTCTACAACTATATGGTAGAAGTTTCGACGAAGTTAAAAAATTCATAGACTCATTAACATATATCACCTCTGTAAATTATATAGTTGGTAACGACATACCGTCACAATTATTAGTAAATTTGGCACAAACATTAGGGTTTAACAAAAACATGTCACCAATCACTAATGATAGTTTACTTGAAAGTATTTTTTCAACTACTAATCAAATAATTTATCCTGGACAAACAAAACAACAAACACCAACAGAATTAAATTATCAATATTATAGAAATTTGATTTTGAATGCTGGTGAACTTTTTAGAACAAAAGGAACAAGAAAATCTATTGAATATATATTGAGAATGGTTGGTGCTCCTGAAGCACTTATTGAGTTTAATGAATACATTTATATTGCAGATCAAAAAATATCAGTAGATGATTTTTATGAAAAATATGTAGAATTTTCAGGAGGAACTCAGTTCATATCACAACCATCATACTTAACAACTAATCTTTTTAAAATACAAGGGGTACAATATACGGGATTTTCTACCACAGGAACTTTAAGACAAACAAATTTAGATTTGATATATTACCCAATAAATTTAAAAAACGGTTATCCCGAAACACCAGTTTATACCGATGATTATTTTTTCCAAAAAGGAGCCGGATGGTTTGAAGTTACACCCGATCATAGATCAACTGAGTTTATTGATACCAATCTTTCTAATTTTAATGTTACACCACCAATAATAAAAACATCTTTGAAACCATTTACCTACGGAGAGGAATACTTAGATAGGTTTAGAAAATTCCCATTTATGGATTTTGGATATAATTTAACAAAAACAATAGATAATAAAAAATCTTGGGTTTCTACAGAAAACGGAATTAGAAGTAACAATCAAGAATTGTCACAAACAAGATATTACATTGAAGACGAAAAATTAAGTCTGAACGTCAAAAATATGGAAGTCTATTTGAATATGGGACAAGGTATAACATACGATATATGGGAAATGTCCGCAAGGTTCGGTTACCCGATACCAAATTCGGGATTGACTGCACCTTACCCTAGTCTTGGATTAAATGATTGGACAGTCATAAACCCAAAACCAAACAAAAAAACTTTTGCAGAGTTCGCTCAAACCTTTTATAATAATTTAATTAATGTAAGAAATAGACAAACAATTTCTGATGGAAAAACAGGAGGTTATCCGACATTACAATCAATTTTTTGGAAATATTTGCAAACTGAAAACACAGTAAACATACCAACCAATAAATTCACACATCAAAAAATGATCGATTTTACTTTAGGTATTGGTGATTATTGGGTTAGATTATTGGAACAATTTGTTCCTGCGACAACCATTTGGAATGCAGGACAAAAAATGGACAACTCAATTTTTCACAGACAAAAATTTGTTTGGAGAAGACAAAGAAGTTGTGAGTTAATACCTTTGGCTTGTATACCATGTGAGTATATTGGACAACCATTTAATTATGATTGTATAGATCAAACAACGCAGTGTACACTACCGGTTTTCGATCCCGCAACAGTGCTTAATACAAAAGTAAATGATATAATTTCTTCACAAGGTTACCTACCAAATCAATGTAATAGTAATACCACAATATCTACATGGGGAGTTATTGTTTCTTTGAAAGATATTATAACACAAAATGAAACTGAGTTAATTAATAGTGATTTTTTTGTTGGATACGGTCAAAACGCAACTGATCCAATAACAGGTTTACCTTTGAGTTATCCTAACATTTTAAATTATATAGATAATGAAATGGAGTATTTATATCAAAGCGGATTAAATTATTATTTCATTGGAGGGAACTTAATTATAAGTAACTCTTCATGTTATGATAATTTTACAAATAAACAACTAATTTTAAAAATTAGTTTGGACGTTCAAATTAATTGTGGGTAATGGCTTGTATTTCAGGGTATACTGATGAGATTTATTTTAGTTATTTTGATTGTTGCGGAAACATACAATCAGGTATTGGACCTTTATATCAATCTGTTTGTGCGGATCAGGCTCTTTCAGGTTCTTCGGTTGGTGTTTATTTAGACCCTTCACTTGTTTGTACTGAGGATTGTGACACAGGACCATTAAGTTATAACTTTACAACAAGTGGTAATTGTGGTAATGTTTCTGCCGGAACAATAACTTTAAATGTTTATGGTGGATTTGGTCCATATACTGTTGATAATATTGTACCAGGTTCTTTATCCTCACAAACGTTTAATTCACAAGCAACATACACCGGACTAACAGGAGGTACGTATGTTTTTAGAATTAATGATAGTCAAGGAATACAAAATAATGAAATTTACTTCAATGCGATAATTTCAGAATGTTTTGAAGCAACAATAAGTGATGTCAATGGAACTAATTGTGGTTTAAGTGACGGGCAATTTACCGTAAACTCTACATCAAATAGTTCGCCATTTAAATTAATATTAAATAAAAATGGGTTATTTTCACAATATATTGAAACGGGATCATTACCATATCAGTTTACTGGTTTAGATTATGGTATATATGATGTAACTGTTTATGACTTTGGGTTTACTACCGCAAAAACAGAAAATGTTGTTCTAAGTGCAAGCACAGAAATAGATTATGGTTTTTGGGTTGTAAATGCCGCGAACTGTGTGACAAATGGAGGTAAAGCCGCAGTCACAGGAACAACAGGTGTTGGTCCCTATAGTTATTTATGGTCTGATGGACAAACTACTCAATTGGCAACAGGATTGACTCAAGGAGTATACAGTGTACAAGTAACTGATTTTTATGGATGTGTTACAGAAAAAGACGTTTTGATAGGTCAGGCACAACCTTTAGGTATTGGGTTATTAACAAGCGTTAATCCATCTTGTAATGGTTATGATGGGTCAATCACAATTAATTTAACAGGAGGAACCGCACCATTTTTCTATTCTGCAAATACAGGAACCGTTGGTTATACTTTATCAAATTCTTTTACTTTAAATAACTTATCTAGTGGGTCTTACAATTTATTTATCAGAGACGCTAATTTCTGTCCATTAAATGCTTCTGTTTTTTTAACCGCACAAAACGGTATATATAATGTCGCAAATACTGTAACAAATTCAATTTGTAATCAAAATTCAGGTTCAATATACACAACATTTAATGGACCATACGCGAATAGTTTTCTTTTAGGATTAACAGGACAAACAACTAATGAGGTTAGAAATATAAGCACCGCAAATCAAAATTATACATTTCAAAATTTACCAAACGATACTTATACATTGGTAATATCAGCACAAAATGGTACGTGTACTTATACTGATACAGTAACTGTAAATTCGCAAGAAAAATTTAATGTTAATATTTCAACAACAGGAGCCACTTGTGGTTCAGCTAGTGGTAATGTATTAGTAAATGTAGGTACGGGTTATACTAATTGGCAAACGGTAGGGTTATTAGATTATGTTTTAAGTAATGGTCAACAAGTTTATGATATTAGTTTAACATCGTTTACTTATAATAACTTGTCTGTTGGTCCATATACATTAACTGTGACAGATGAGGAAAACTGCTCAGTTACAAAAACGTTTAACATAACTCAAGGCGGGTATTTAAACAGTTCTTTATTATCAAATGATTGTCAATTTGGAAATGATGGTAATGCGACTGTTTTAATATTCGATGGAGAACCAACATTCACATATGATTGGTCACCAAATATACCTGTAGGACAATCAGGATCCACTATTAGTGGGATGTCAGGAGGAACATATTATGTGACAGTTACGGATAGTAGTGGGTGCACAAATTACCACACTTTTTACATTGATTGTACAAGCACTTTGGTTACTGGTTCAACAACATATAATCTTTGTAGTTCTAACTTTGTGACAACATCTGGAACAAAAAGAGGTATTAGTGAAATGATTAGTGAAGGTTATTTAGATTTAACATCAGGGTATACCAACTGTATTTTAAATTCGGCGGATCTAACATGTTCTATAACAATCAACAATAGTGCGTTTACTCAAACATTTATCGTTACAAACGACGCAACATGGCAACAAACTATAGAGTCTATTTTATCAACAATTCCACAAGTCGGTTACTACTCAGTAGATTTATTAAATAACAAAATAACAATAAAGACTAATTGTGTAAATGGTTTGGTTGATCCCATAGGTAACGGTAATTTTATTTTAGAATTAGATATAGTTTTTGACATTTCTTGCCAAGACATTATACCTACACCAACACCTACACCAACACCAAGTCCTACACCAACACCAAGCCCAACACCAACACCAAGTCCTACACCAACACCAAGTCCTACACCAACACCAAGTCCTACACCGACTCCTACTCCTACACCTACATTTGCATCTATTCAATGGTTTGGATCTTACAATAGATACCCAAGTGCACTGTCGTTTGGTGCTTGCACAGAATCAAACTGTAGTGTAATTTACTATACAACAGGAAGTTCCATTAATAACGGTGATGTTATCTATACCAATCCGGCATTAACAATAAACGCAGGCTCGACAGCACAAAATTATCCACCATCACAAGGAGGCTATGGGTTTATGTATTTAGATACCACATGCCCACCAACAGGTACTAGAAATGTGTTTAGACTTAATAATTTAGGAGTAGTGTCAAGTAAATTTATTTGTTAACATGCCATACTCAATAGATATAACATCACTAACAGGAGGTATTGCACCGATAAATATTTATGCTTGTGACGAATACGGAAATAATTGCACATTATTAGGCACATCACCTGGAATTTACGTATTACCAACATTGTTACAGACCGCTACTACCATTATGGTTAAATCGGTTGATAGCACGGGTTGTATTTACTTCAAAATTATTTCTTGTGCTCCTGAAGATGAATATTTTATCCTTACAGAATTGGGTGATTTTTTAACAACAGAAGGTGGGGACGCGTTAGTTTTGTAGTAATAAATATTTATTATTATGATAATTAATATAACAGGAGATACTGGTGGTGTTGAACCATATGACGTTTTTTTATGTGAACAAACCAACTATAGTTGTTTTTATATATCGGGACTAACATCAATCCCAGGAACAGTTGAAATAAATAGCCAATATTATTTTCCAAATGAATATTTGTTATATTTGAAAATTGTTGACACAATTGGTTGTGTCAAATTATTCCCTTTAGATTGTGGTCAATCAAAATTTGAATCAACTTGGGATACAAAAAATCTTGGTGTTTCAGCGGCAAACCAAATACAACTTCCTTTGGAGTCTTCTGGAGCATATAACTTCTTTATTGAATGGGGTGATGGAAATTATGATACAATTACAGTTTGGAATGATCCTGCAACATTACATACATACACAACACCTGGACTATACACAATAAAGATTTATGGACAAATAGAAGGTTTTAGATTTAATTATGTTGGTGATAGAGAAAAAATATTAAGTATTCAATCTTGGGGTTCTGATTTTAGATTGGGTAATAATGGTGGATATTTTTACGGTTGCACAAATTTAGATTTAAGTTCAGTTTCAGATATTTTAGATTTGACAGGAACTTTATCTTTGTCTTCTGCTTTTAGTGATTGTGCGTCTCTTACAACGGTCAACAATATGAATTTGTGGGATACATCTTCTGTTACAAATATGAGTTTAATGTTTTTGTATGCAACATCATTTAATCAACCAATTGGAACTTGGGATACATCTTCCGTTACAGATATGCTTGGTATGTTTTTTAATGCAACATCATTCAATCAACCAATTGGAACTTGGAATACATCTTCTGTTACAAATATGCGTCAAATGTTTGAAGATGCAACATCATTCAATCAACCAATTGGAACTTGGAATACATCTTCTGTTACAGATATGAGTTTAATGTTTTTTAATGCAACATCATTTAATCAACCAATTGGAACTTGGAATACATCTTCCGTTACAGATATGCTTGGTATGTTTGCTAATGCAACATCATTTAATCAACCAATTGGAACTTGGAATACATCTTCCGTTACAGATATGCTTGGTATGTTTTTTAATGCAACATCATACAATCAACCAATTGGAACTTGGGATACATCTTCTGTTTCAAATATGGGTACTATGTTTAATGGTGCAACATCATTTAACCAACCAATTGGAACTTGGAATACATCTTCTGTTATAAATATGGGTGCTATGTTTTTAAATGCAACATCATTTAATCAACCAATTGGAACTTGGAATACATCTTCTGTTACAAATATGATTGAAATGTTTCTAGACGCAACATCATTTAATCAACCAATTGGAACTTGGAATACATCTTCTGTTACATTTATGGATAATATGTTTAATGGTGCAACATCATTTAACCAACCAATTGGAACTTGGAATACATCTTCTGTTACAGATATGAATAATATGTTTCAAAATGCAACATCATTTGACCAAGATTTGGGTTCTTGGGATGTTACATCATTAACATCCGCAGCAAATATGTTTTTAGGTGTTACACTATCAACACCAAACTATAATTCACTACTTATTGGTTGGGCATCATATGGTGGTGCTTTACAATCTAACGTTCCTTTTCACGGAGGCGGTTCTATTTATACAATAGCAATAGCTGGTGCTTCGAGAAATTATTTAACAGGAACAAAATTATGGACAATCACCGACGGAGGTGGAATTTAATCATTTATTTATTAATATCATTTTTTATTTTTAAATTAAAAATATTAAATGAATACAATATTTATTCAAATCGCGTCATATAGAGATCCGGAACTTTTACCAACAATAAGATCTTGCTTAGAAAACGCCAAATACCCACAAAATTTGACATTCGGTATTGCAAGACAATTTCACCCAAATGATAAATTTGATAATCTTACTGAATATGAAATCGATGATAGATTCACCATATTAAATATACCGCACCGAGAATCAAAAGGTGTTTGTTGGGCACGTAATCAAGTACAACAATTATATAAAGGAGAAGAGTATACCCTACAAATTGATTCTCATATGAGGTTTGAAAAATATTGGGATGAAACTTTAATTGATATGATAAAACAATTACAAGAATTAGGAATACCAAAACCTTTATTAACGGGGTATGTTTCATCATATAATCCAAATAATGATCCACATGGAAGAGTAAGAGTGCCTTGGAGAATGGCGTTTGATAAATTTATACCTGAAGGTGCTGTCTTTTTTTTACCTGAAGCAATCCCTGATTGGCAAAATATAGACCTACCAATACCATCAAGATTTTATTCTGCACATTTTTGTTTCACATTAGGACAATTTTCAAAAGAAGTACAACACAATCCTGATTTTTATTTCCATGGAGAAGAAATATCAATTACAGTTAGAGCGTTTACGCAAGGATATGATTTATTTCATCCACATAGAGTTGTTTTATGGCATGAATACACAAGAAATGGTAGAGTTAAACAGTGGGATGATGATAAAGAATGGTGGAAGTTAAATGAAAACGCACATTTATTGAATAGAAAACTATTTGGTATGGATGGTGAAACACAAGAAGGACATTATGGAAAATATGGTTTAGGTAACGTAAGAACTTTAAGAGATTATGAAAAATATGCTGGACTATTATTTGAAAAAAGAGCAGTACAAGAGTACACATTAAATAAAAATTACCCACCAAACCCTGAGTACGATACAGAAAAAGAATGGTTAGAAAGTTTTACAAGAAATTTTGATTATTGTATTAATTTAGATGTCGATGAACTTAAAGAACCTGACTATGATTTTTGGGCGGTAACTTTTCACAATCAAACAGGAAGTGAAATACATAGAAAAGATTGTACGGAAGATGAAATAAAAAATTATCTAAATAACGGTTTTGTAAATATATGTAGAAATTTTTTAGTGACAGAAACACCAAAATCATGGTCTGTTTGGGTACATTCTAAAACAAAAGAATGGATAAAACAATATACGGGTAATGTATGATAAAAAGGTCAGTGATTGTAACCGCTTTATTTGATATCGGAAGAGATAAATGGAATAATTATAATCAATCATATAATACTTATTTATTTTGGATGGATAATATTTTGAATGTCGATTCTGATTTTATTATTTATACTGAACAAAAGTTTTTAGATAGGATAATAGAAAGTAGAAAAAAAATAGATAAAGATTTATCTAGAACTAAAATAATTATACAAAATTTTGAAGATCTTAATTCTTATAAAAAATTCCATCGAAAAATAGTAAACTTAATGTCATCAGAAGAGTTTAAAAAAAAAATACACTTCCAAGTTCCAGAAATGTTGTATGCAGAATATAATACTATAATATTTAACAAGTTTTATTTTATTAAAAATGCAATAGAAGAAAGTGATTATGATTTTTATGTTTGGTGTGATGCTGGATTATTGAGAGACAATAGTAAACAAGGTAAAATTTTTCCAAAAATTGAAAAATTAGAAGAAGATTATTTAAATAAAATAACGTTTTTCAGTCACGATACAAATTTTAAAATAACAAACAGAGAATTACATTTACTATCACAATATAGGTATATACACGGAGGTTGTTTTTTCGTTCCAAAAAAATCGAACATTAATTTTTTAATAAATTATTTTGAAACCTTATTACAAAAATATTTTGATTTTGGATACGTTGGTAGCGAAGAAAAGTATTTTGATTTTTGTTATGAAGACAATAAAGATGAATTTAACATAGTTAAATCAGATTGGAGGCAATATTTTGAACTATTCGGATAAAATACACTTCAATAAAATGAACTTGTGATTATTTATATAATAAAGTCTAATTTTTAATGGCAAATTTAAGATTCGAGGGTTGTTGTTATGAAGGTTATCAATATGTAACTGATGATGCTACTTGGAACGCAACTGGAGCAACAACCGCATTAACCACAACATATCATTTTTCGGGTGATGCGGTTGTTCCTGATGGTTGTTATACTATTGTATCCGCATTTACTTCTGGTTTTAGTGCAACTACTTTCACAACATATAACGGAGTATATACAATACAGTCCGATTGCTCAACAATTTTATGTGATACAGGTCATTGTTGTAGTAATGAAATATGTGTTAATATTTCTTTTGACAGTTATTCTGGCTTCAATGGTAACTATATTGTTTCAGGTAACTTTAATAGTTATCCTTTTTGGACAGGCGGTACAAGTGGATCAACTATCTATTTCAATAACACTAATTGGTGCCTTTCAACAGGACTGACATCTACTTGTGTTTTTTTTGGCAATAATCCTACTTTCGATTTATGCCCCGATTTTGATATTACCGTCGCAACAAGTGGCACTTGTGTACCAACACCAACACCATACGACCCATGTTCAATATTAGATTTTGATGTTCTAACTCTCTGTGATATACCAACACCAACACCTACAGCGTCACCAACACCCACGCCTACCCCAACACCCACCCCAACACCTACAATTGGTCCTTGTGCAACATACACCGTTGGCATATCTTTTAGCGGGTATACCCCACCACCTACACCAACTCCAACACCATCACCTACTCCTACGCCAATAATATATCCATATAATATAAATTCTGGAGTTACTTATGTTATTGATAGTGGAAATTTTGTCTGTGTTAATAGTAAAATACTTGAAGATTGTAATAGCAATGACATTTATAGTGTATTAGGTCCTTTGTTATTCTCTGGTAATACAATAATCACTGGAACAACATTCTTTGCATTCATTAATGGAGAATACAAATGTTTGAAATACATTGAAGACGATAATGGTAGTCCAATTGATTATTTAAGTGACATATTTTCAACAGCAAGTACTTGTTCAACCTGTGTTCTTGTTACACCAACACCTACACCAACGCCTACACCGAGCCCAACACCGACACCTACACCTAGTCCAACACCTGCACCTACATACCCTATTAATACTAACTTTGTTTTCACATCATGCACAAATAATACAATGATAATACAATACAGTATACCTCCTTATAACATATCTAACGGTTCTATCTTAAAAGATTTGTCAGGTAATTGTTATTCATATGTTGGGTATTTCACTAACTATACACCACCTTCGGGATATATGTGGTCAGTGATTGAAACTTTTACAGGAACAAGCGCAACAACATACACGAATTGCTTGACTTGTCTTACACCAACACCAACACCTGGACCTTCATATAAGGTTTGGTCAGGAAAGGGTGAATTTACAGTATCTTGTCCTACTTGTGATTTAGTAAATGGTGGTAGTGATATAACTTTCTACACGTCTTCAGGCGTGACATCAATAAATGAAAATGTTTATGTTTATGAAGATAGTTCTTTAACTATACCTTTGTTTACATCATATATAAAATATTCGAATAAAATTTACTCAGTCAACCAACAAGGAAAACTTACAGAATTTTGTTCAGTAAATGGAAATTGTTAAAAAATATGGCAACATTAGTATCATTAACAGCAACAACAGGGACTCTTCCATTAGATATTTGGATTTGTGATTCGTGTTTGAGCACTGCGACTTGTGTTTATTACGACACAACAAATGCTTTACCATATTCTTTTACATTACCTGAAGAATATGAAAATAACGCAGTTTATGCGATAAGAGTTATTGACAATAATAGTTGTGAATACTGTATAGAAAATTAATATTATGTCAATTTATAGTGGTAACAGTTGTAATATAATAACATTATTTCCAATGAGCGTTCAATGTTCGGTTGTAAATGCTTATTCACCTGAAACAAATGATGGAGGGGTTTATTTAATTATTACTGGGGGAACTCCACCGTATAGTATTTCTTGGACAAACGGATCGCAAAGTCAAAACTTAATCGGTGTTGGTGCGGGTGAATACACCGCAACAGTAACCGATTATTATAACGATTTTAGTGCTACAACAACTTGTATAGTGGGAACCAATAGTTTTTATTTAGAAGAGTTTTTCAGTTGTGTGGAACCCACAAATAAATTATATTATTTAGCCAATTTAAATTTTTTATACCCAACAGGCGATACGTTTACAATTACATCACAATCGGGATGTTGGGTAAGTAATGGTTTAACACTATATTCAGGTCAAAGTTATTACAATTATAGTGCAACCACAACATCAGGACCATTTGAAGACTGTACTGAATGTTTACCTATTACTCCTGAGTTTGAAAATACTTCAGGTTTATGTTTGAATACCGTTGGTTTTACTATTGTCGGATTTCAAGTAACTTCACAATTAACCCAATATCAATTCTTTTCTGCGGGAACATATAACGGATACCCAAGTTGGACATCATCAACACCTAGTCAAAAAATTTATTTCAATTCTGCAACTAATAATTGGAACGTATCTGGATGGACATTAACCGGCGTTCCGGTACTTGGACAACAAATTTCACCACCAATAGGCATATGGACGGTAAACGGAGGTAATAGAACTGTAAACGTAACACAAGGTAATTGTGGGACAAACATAATAGCAAACATACAAAAAACAAACCCAACTTGTAATTTATCAACAGATGGTACAATAATAGTAAATAACGTTGCTGGAGGAACTTCACCATACACATATTCACTCAATAATATAACGTATCAAAACTCTAATATTTTTAATAACCTATCAACAGGTAATTACACAATTTATGTTAAAGACGTTATTGGGAATATCTCAACATTTGGTGCGGTCTTAACACCTCAACAATCAACAACAACATACCAAGTAGATTTAAGTTTTGTTCCAAGTAGTCCAACATCAATAAGTACGACAAATAGTGTTCAAAAAACCGCTAATTGGGTTATTAGTGTTACTCCACCGTTACCGACTAACAGAGTGGTTAATATGACTATTTATAACACTACATCTATGTCTGCGGGGACCGCAAGTAACGGATCACCAACTTTAACATATTCTAACGTTACTGGAACTACTGGAACTGCACAATTTTTAACTTCTAACATACAAACAACAACAAATAGTTATCCAAATATAGTTGCTTGTCACCCTAATTTTTATACCACAGGTATAACAAGAACATACACCGTTAGTATTTCAGGTACAGGGACTGTTACAGGTACAATTTTTCAAAAAGTACAAGTGGTAAATTCGGGGCAAGGTTGTGTTACAAAAGGAACAATTGGTGATACTATTTCTATCGGAAATATCGTGTTATTAAATCAACAAACTTGCGAAACTATAAGTAACAATGTGACACCGATAACAGTTTCGGTAAATAAAGAAGGTAGTTTAGCATTTTCACAAAATAATCAAACAGGATAATATTTATTAAAATATGTCATATATAATTAAAGATACTAGCGGAATATTAAATACATTATTAACTGATGCTGCGAGAAAAAAAATCTCACAAGGTAAATTTAACATCGCATATTTTCAAGTGGGCGACAGCGAAGTTAGTTATAATACAATAAGTGGTCAAAATTACAATAACTTAAATGTATTAATGCCACAATATAATGCGGATAATAATACCCCAATACCTGAATTTAATAGGTTGAACGTTAAATACCCATTCTTTGTTGATTCAACTTCAGGTAGTACTTTTGGTATTCCTTTCGATTCGTCGTATGTTGATAATATTTATAATTCTGCAGCACCAAGAGGTTTTTTCACAGGAAACACATTATACACAACATCGGCGTATACTATTAACCCCAATTTTATTATAAATAATAGTGATTTAATGTCTGGCGATACTATTATAGTTTCTGCAAATACAATTGATGCATCGGCATCAGGAACAGTAACTACAGGTATGTTTGTAACTTTATTTACAAATAACAGCATTAATCCATTAAGTGGTAATTCACCTTCATTTACGTATGTTGTTATTGGTGTCACGGGAAATACGTCATCCGCGAGTACGGTGACGATTCAATTAGACAGACAAGTACCTGATTTTTTATCTATGGGATACACTGGCACATCATCAATTGTTTTTTATCCGGCAAACATGACACAACTTTATGATTCAGTTACTCCTGAACCATTTTGGGCAACTAATGTTTTTAATTTTGAAACAAATTGTGATGTTTCACAAACAGATGTCAAAGTTTGGAATATGAATATTCCTTGGACTGAATCACCAGCAGGATTATTTGATACAATTAATCAAGATTATAATAATTATTCAGCAGCAACTTATGTCGGAACTAAGGAATATTTAGGATATGGAACTAATAATGGACAATTAGATACTGGTTCTGTGTATTTTAACAACTCTTTAAGTGAAAAGATCAATTTTAGTCCATCTGATCAAAAGGCAATCGCAATAGTTCATTATACTAATCAATCAATTGATAATTTTTATGGTGAAAAATTCGCACAACAAGAATATGATCCATCAAATCCAGGCAATACGGGACAAGCAAGAAACTTTAAAATAGGTTTACCTTGGTTGATGTACCATAAAAATACGACAGGAACAATCGGTGAATATTTTTACACAGACCCAACCGGATTTACACCGGATTTGTTTCAAACATTTTATATAAAATCAAAAAGAAGTGCGGATTTTAATAAACCAGGAATCAGATACTACAATTTATGGGACACATACGTAACCCCAACAGGTTACCCAAATAGGGTAGGTAAAGTTTTTCCTGATTTAAAAATGGTGGTTTTTGATGATGATGAAATAGTTGCAGCAATGAGTAATAAATCTAATAGATCTTGGACATTGCCGGCACCAAAAGTAGGTCAAATAATACCAAACGCGTGTGATGGTGTTTTAGGTCAAGATGAAGGTGCGGTTAGTGCAGGAACAGAATCAATATTTGTTACTTATAGGTTTAATAATTCGGCATTTACAAATTCATTACACTGTAATTACTATACTAAATTAACACCAACACAAGTAGATCCAACACAATCAACATATAATATTTTCTTGAAATTTGGAAACGAATTCAAATTTTTAAATTCAGAAAACACAACAATACCATCAGGATATACCGCAAATGAAATGAAAGTATTGGCTCAGATTGTATCAACCGGAACAACTAGACCACAACCCGATGAATGGAGAGAAATTGATGTTATGTCCCAATTATCTGCAAGTACAACAAACGGGTTTTTAACGGTTAGTGGACTTACAGGAACAACAATACAGATTACAAAAGATATGTATGACAATGCTCCAACATATGACCTTTATGACTACATCAACATACCGACACTTAATCAAACGGGGACGACTTTCAATTTTGGAGGAGAATACTATTTTTATGGTACTTTACAAACAGACATTCAGGCAACAATTTATGTTATGAATTATCTTTGTAATTTAGGACAAACACAGTTTTTAACTTCTTCTAACCCTACTTGGGACGGAACAACAAAACCATTTATAACCGAAGTTGCTCTTTACAATGAAGATAGAGAACTTATGGTTATTTCTAAGGTACAATCCCCACAAAAAAGACAAGGAATCCAACAGTACCCCGTTAAATTAGATTTTTAAAAATTTATGGCAAAAACAGATTTAAAAAACTCACCAAAAGTCTTGGGTTTAGATGTATCAACTCGTACAATAGGTTGGTCAATATTTGATATTAAATCACAAGAATTATTAGAACTAACACATTTTTCACCAGTTATAAAACCAAAACCCGAAGATAAAATTGAGGAATTGATTTTAAAGGTGAGAGCGTTTGAAGAAAAATTAGAGGGTTATAGAAATCTAGGAATTACAAAAGTAGTCATTGAAGAACCTTTATTAAATTCAAATAATATATGGACAGTAGGAACCTTATTAAGGTATAATTCAATGATTACAAAATCAATATATGATATTTTAGGAATTGTTCCATCATTTATATCAACATATAACTCAAGAAAATTTGCATGGCCCGACTTTGTTCAACAAAATGATAAAGGAAAACATGTATTATTTGGAGGACTACCAAAAGACATTGATAAAAAAGAATTAATTTGGAAAAAGGTTTCAGATAAGGAACCACAAATTACTTGGTTATATACCAAAAATAATACTCTGAAAAAAGAGTGCTATGACATGGCCGATTCATATACTTGTGTATTAGGATATATGAAACAAGAAAATATTTGGTAAAATTTGTTTTTTTTTATTTTATTAATATTTATAAATAAATTAATAGTCTATGAAAAAATTTTTAATTTCAGAATCAGAAAAAAGAAGAATATTAAACATGCATAATAATTACCGAAATAGACACGAGTCTTGGGTAATTAACGAAGGTTTCAGCGCAAGTCCAGGTGATGGTTATGGTGGAGATGTAGAAGCATGTAAAAAAGATTTACCTTACAACGTTGCTGTCAAAACAGGACAAATAAGTTCTTATGCTCAATGGAAACAATTGAGACAAGATTGGGGTTCTGACGGTTCAATTGCTCAAAATATTAAAATGAGAGACGACATGTGTAATGGGTGGAGATCGGGAGATTCAAATGAAGGTGTTGATGGTGATATGGAAATGGATAATGTTAATGGTGACATGGTGGCAGTTAAAAAATCTGAAATAATGAAACTATTAAATGACATAGAAAATGATGATATGTATTCGTATGCCGAAGAAGAAGACAAACAAACAATATCGGATGCTAAAAATAAAATCAATACTATAACTTCTGAAAACGTTTGTAGTCAAGAAAATCTAACATACTACGATCAAAGTATTAATGAATTAAATGAGAAGAAAGAAAAACCTAATACAAAAACATATGCTCCGAATATATCAAAAAATATGGGAGAAATTGCAAATAAATTAGAAGAAATTAAACTTTTTTGTTCATCACAAAAAGAAAATGAATCATCAAGTCCTGAAAATTCAGAAATTGAATATGAAGATGTTGATTTAGGTGGTAATTCAGAGGAACAAGGAAATTCGGCAATGGAAGACATATTAGTTTCAAAAAAACAAGAAATTAAAGATTTAATTGAAGAAATTGAAAATGATGGAATGTATTCAGCTGCCGATCCGGATGATCAAAAACTTGTTGAAGAATCTAAAAACAAAATTGAAACCATAACTTTGGAAAATGTTTGTAGTTCAGAAAACTTAACGTATTATAATGACAGTATTGCAAAATTAAACGAAACTAGAAAAAAACAAAAAATCAAAATGTTCGCCCCTAACATTGGAAACAACATGGGTAAACTAGTTGAAAAACTTGAGGAAATAAAAACATTTTGTTCTACTCAAATGACTGAGTCATACATTTCAAGAATAGTAAGAAGAGTTCTTAGAGAACAATATGAAGAAGAAAAAATGCAAACATTACCGGTGCAAGAAATACCTAGTAATTTACCCAACACTATAAATTCAGATATTGAGGATTTATATAAAAAAAGAGATGAATTGAGTCAAGAATTTATTACGTTGGAACGTTCAAGTGGTAGATTAATGGGTAGATTGAAAAACAAAGTAGGTGATAAAATGGGTGAGTTAGAGGATAGTGCAAAAGAAGAAATTGAAAGAATTAGAGTAAACATATTAATGAAACTTGACGATATTAAAAGAAAATTCCAATACCTAAGATTAGTGGCTAGAAAAAGAAAAGAGGAAAAGAATAAAAAACAAGATATAGAAAGGTTAGAAAAAGACATTGAAAAATTAGAAAAAAGTATAGATCAAATTAAAAATAAAAAAGTGGTAACCGCTATAGATTTACAAAACTTAAAAAATATTCTATCAATCAGTGGTATGTATATGACTATGATCGGAAGTATAATCGCAAGATTTATATATATGGCTAAAGAAGATCAACCAAAACCTTCGTGGAACCAATAGATAATAATATAAATAAGATAACATAACCCACCCCATAAAGGTGGGTTTTTTGTTTTGTAAATATTTATATAATGTATGTGTAAAGTATGTATAATTTGTAAAATTGAAAAACCATTAACAGAATTTCATAAACATAAAAGAAGAAAAGATGGTTATAGGGAACAGTGCAAAATATGTAGATCTAATAATTTTAAAGAAAATTACGAAGATATAAAAATAGAACATAGGAAAAGGGCCAAAACTTTTAGAGAAAATAATAAAGATTATTTAAAAGAATTTTATAAAAACTATTATAAAAAAAACAAACATGTCCATTCTTGGAGGACTTTACTTTATCGGACAATAAAACATTTAAAGATTTAAAAAAAAAATCACACAATAAATATTTTGGGGTATAGTGCGGAAGATCTTAAACAACATTTAGAAAAAAACTTTAAAGAAGGGATGTCTTGGGAAAACTACGGTTTATGGCATATAGACCAT